CATTATCTTCCCACCAAACATCAGTAATAAGGTGTGCCACTCTATCTAAATCTATAAGTGATGATTCTGGGTGATTAAGCTCAGAAATGGACATACCACGATTAATCATCTCCTTATATTTTTCCGCTTCTCTTTTTAAAATTTTTTCAGGATATATTCTACCATTTCTATTTGGTACTCCGTATTTTTGCAAAGTCGCATAAAATACAAATGGTTTTGAGTGATCTAGTTGTCCGTATGACTCTTTAATTACTTGACTATTTCTATATTCATTCGGGTTTATAATACCCGCATCCCACTCAACTAAAATTCCTTTACCTGTATCATTTGGTCCTAATATTTTCATAACGTTTTTATGATAAATATTATGTAAATTGAGTTTCTTTAATTTTAGTTTTACTTAATGTAAAATACTTAGATTTTTTTAACTCATCAAAATATACTGATGTTATTATTTTTTTTACTTTTGACCTTAGAATTAAAGACTTAAAATTTAAATTTTTATCGTGAACATAAAGGGTTATCTCTAAGTTTAAAAAACTTTTTTTATTTTTTTGGATTCCACTTGTTCTAAGATCTAAATCAACTATTTGTTTTCTTTCGAAAGTCATGACATCAACCACTTCAATCAAATTATGTAAAATTTGTCGTTTTATTAACCCCGTAATTTTGTTCCAATTTTCTTCATCACTTATTGGTTCTACCCATGTTTGTAAAATTATATATATTGATTTTAATTCCTTAGAATCAACTGTTCCGTAATAACATTTTGCATCATCAAAAATATTTAATTTTGACGTTTTTCCTTTTTTCATTTCTCATAACTTTCAAGTTTATTTTTTATAATAATAATAAAATAATAATGTTTGTCAAAAATTGAAAAATTTACTACTATTTATATTATAAAACAAAAAAAATTATGATTATAGTACAAGTTAAAAACGAAAAATCTATTGAGCAGGCATTAAAAACCTATAAGTTTAAGATTTATAAAACAAAACAAATTCAAAAACTACAAGAAAGGCAAGAATATAAAAAACCCTCCGTAAAACGAAGGGCTCAAATTAAAAAGGCTCAATACAAACAAAAGAATCAAATCTCTTCTTGAGTTTCCTCTTCTTTTTTTACTTCTGATTTTTTTCCAAAAATCTTTTCGGTAGATGTAAGACCTAAACAACCAAACGCTAACATAGCAACGGCATTTACTAACGTGTCAGATGGTCTAATATCTCCATGAGAATAACTATTCACGTATAACGTAATACAAAGAGATACACCACATAAGATTCCTACAAATCTTTTTGAAGATGCATTGCCTTGGCTATCCATAAATAATCTTCCGATACTTTTAAAAAAATTTTTCATAGTCCCAAACTTAATTTTTTTAGTTTATAATAATCATAATGGTTACATTTTGACTCCATTACTTTATTGATTGTTTTGTTAATTGTACCCTCAAGTTCTTTATCTGATGACTCATTAATTGAAACTTTTAAGTTATCCAAAACAAGTTTTTTAAGATTATCAAAATTTTCTTTTAACTCTTCTCCGTTAAGTGATAAAATTTCATCTAATTCTTTTTTATCATTTTCGTTTAAATGACCTAACTCTTTTTTTAAATTTTCATTTGCTATTTTAACCATAGAAGAAATTGGTATGTTAATACTTTCAGTGATATCTTTTCTACTTTCTTCTTTTGTAATTATATTTTTAATATTTTTTTTAGATTCTAAAATATTTTCTAAATTTTTTATACCGGTTTTGTATATTGCGGTATCTATATCAGAATAATTATTAGAGGTATTTTTATTCCAAGAATTTATCCAAACATTAATATCTTTTAATCTGTTACCTTGACTCTCCAAAAGTATTTGAGAATATTCAATTGATTCGTTAATGTAATCATTTGCTATGTCGTTAGGAAGACCTTTATTTGATGATAGATCGTCATAAATGTAATACAACTCAGATAGATCCTTATTTTCTAAAACCAAATGTTTAAATTCAAAAATAAACCTTTTAAACTCAGGTTTTTTTGCTAATTCAATTGCCGTGTTTTCTATTTTTGTTTTGATTGTGCCAAAAGTGTTCATATATTTTTTTATTTATAAATATCACTTATCAATTAAATCTCTCAGTTTGTTATTAATTTCCACTAATGAATTTCTACCTTTTGATAATTCTAACACCTCATCATCATTAAAAAGGTTTCTTTCAAGTATCAAATCTAAGTCGTTTCTAACTAACCTTTCTGTTGTTGGTGGTGTTTCCGCTCCACCTGCCGATGGTGGTTCTGCAGGTGCAGTTTCACCTCCCATACCTCCCATATCAGGAGGTGCTCCACCAGCGTCTCCACCAGCTTCTCCACCCGCGGCAGCACCAGCGCCAGCAGCACCATCTTTTTTACCGTAAAGGGCATCAATATTGTCGAATATTCCTGTATTACTAATAACTTCGGCAGTTTTTGCCAATTCACCCGCAACCGCACGTTCTATTCTTTGTTGTTGTAAATCTAATCTTATTTCTTCGTCTGAAAACCCTAAAATATGTTTTTTAGCCCATGATGCAGAAACAGGTGCAACCGAATTTTGTATTTCAGCGACGGCATCTTTATACAATAGTATTTTTTCTTTCCAAACTTCAACACCAAGTAAATCGGCCTGTTTAGATGGGTTGTGTAATGAAAGAGTAAAATTTGTTAATTCATCTTCAAACCCCAATAAAAATAAATGAATAATTGCAATTTTATTTAATTCAGCAATCATAGATTTTTGTATTCTATTTATTGTTCTTGCAAATCTAATATCAAGTAATGATAAGTTTTTACCATCACCAACCGCCTCTTCAAATCCTAAATATGCTTTAGGTATTCTTAATGCGGTAACAAGTTTCTTTTGAATATATTCAATGTCCGCAATCTCAGCTAAGTTTGTTCCACCTGGTAAAGTTTCAATAGGGTTTGTTGCTGCAGGATCTCTTACAGGAATAAAATAATCTTGATCAACCGCCAACTGATTATATCTCATATCAACGTTACCTGTTTGAGGATCCGCAATTTGGTCTCTTTTAAATTTACTAGCAACTTTTTGTACGTATGCATCCACATCCTTATCATCCATGTTACCAACAAACACTTTAAAAACTCTTCTTTCAGGTGCTCTTGAAACACGATAAACCATCATAGCATCTTCAGATAATAAAAGTTGTTTCCAAATACGTCTAGCCTTTTCTAACATAGATGTACCATAAGGAAGTTTTCTATCATCACCCAATATTCTAAAATGACCAACTTCCCAAGTATTAAACTCCATGTTTTTTTCTTTCCAAACAAACTTCAAAGAATCATTTTCCATTTCTTGTGAATATTTGTCAGGTTGAAATCTCATACCTTTTTCTAACCTTTCTATTTGGATATTTGGTAATTGTTGACAACCAACAATACCTTTTTCGGGATCTAATTTTAAATAAACAAAATTATCCCCAAACTTACATGTGTTTCTTGTCCACATCGCAAGATTGGTATTAATGTCTAACCTATTATTAAACAAATCAACCAATACAGATTTTATTCTTTTAGACTCAGAATATATTTTTAAAATATGACCATCTTTATCTGGTGTTGTTGATTCTTCAGAATAAACATCTAATGCTGCCGAAATTTCAGGGGTGTATTCCATTGATTCATAATCATAATAAGATGCCATCCTTGTTGGTTCGTAATAAACCGCCTGTTGATATAAATTACCTTCAACTTTTTGCCATTGTTTTCCAATGTACATTGTTTGTTGCGCCTGTAACTTTTCGTTTTCGTATTCTTTTTTGTCTGTTGTTTTTAATAATTCCTTCTTATCAAATTTAAAAACGGGAGATTCTTGATCCATAGTAGAGTTAGGACCGAAAACCTTTCCTAACCTTTGCCAAACCGTTAAATTATTTTTTGCCATATTTTTTTATTTTAAAAGTAATTCCACAATAAAAAAATTAAACTCTTCTACCGCCGAATAACCATAAATACTTTTCATAATCACTTTGTGTTAATGAATTTCTATTGTATCCGTTATTGTTGTAAGTAGATACTGGTACCCCTGGATTAAAATTCATTGAGGAATCTGCAAACGCCTTTTTATCCGTAGACCACGATTCTAACATAGCCTTTGCTTGTTCAGTTGCCTTTTCTAATTGTGCAAACGATGTTTCCCCAACATAAACCGCCATAGCAAATGCCATTATTAAATCGTCATGTTGACCTTTTTGGTGGTCAGGTCTACCGTTTACATAAACAAAGGTATTTAATTCGTTAAACAACCTTTGTGACCTCATAGAGAAATCAAATCTTAACGCTTCCTCAAATGCCTGTATGATTAATACTCTTTTTGAATTAAAGTTAATACCTGGAACCTTATCTTGAGTTTTAGGATCCCATTTCCATTTATCTGCAGGATTTACTCCATCAACATATAAACTTTTATAACCAAGTTCTTGTAGTTTTCTTGATGTTGAGACCCCCATTCCACCAGTAATGTCCGTCACAATAAATGCGTTATACATAGTACCCCACTTATACGCAATTTCTGCTAAAATATCAGGAGGAACTTTACCAATATATTCTAATACCTGTTCTCTTTCATCAAAATCAGTTATAGATAAAGTACTAAAATCTTCACTATCACCTCTTGAAACATCAACCCCCATAATATATCTGTGACCAGCAACAGGTTCTTTCCATTGCCAAAGAGCACCACCCATAAATTTATTTATGGGTTCTTTAATATGTTTTTCTTTAATTTTTTTCATAGTTTCTGCAGGAATAACATTATCCCCCGAACCTAAAAAATTACATTCCAACTCTTGTGAAATCTTTCTCTTATCAAACTTTAATTTTTTGGCCATAGCCTCAAACCAAGAACTATATGCTTTATACCCTTCGTTTTCTA